ATCTTCGTCTTCAATCCAAAAGTTAACACTGCCCAATCTGGTGCCGTACATGTCCACATTATGCACACTGGCGTTGTGGTTCACTGGGCACTTATCTAGCCACTGCCAAAACTCGTCACTGTATAAATCCATTGTCTCACGCTCCTGTTGTTATGCGTTGTTGATATTCTCTATCAGTTCACTTATTTCTTTTCTGTGGACTCTCAAAGCAGACCATACTGCTTTCTGCTCCATTAGTCTAGCTTCTGCAATATCCAAATCAATACTTTTCTGGATCTTCTCCAGTTCGCCTACAATCTGGTGCAGGCATACTCCGTCTGGTGCGCTCATGATGATACCCCAAGTAATAGCGCCCACGTTAGGTAGACGCCTAGAATGATTGTAATGGCTGCTGTTGTTTTGTTCAAAACTGCAAAAACCAGGTTTTCGTGCTGTTGCTGTTCGCGCTCTTCACGCCTTGAGAGTGTGTGGTCTGTTTTCATAGCTGTTGGCTCCATTGTTGCGCTATGGCATCTGCGATGCCTTGGAATGTCTTGCTTCTAATCTTCCACCGATCCTTAGAAGGTGGCAGGTAGTGCAATCTCTGTTGCTCACGCTTTGGCAGTGCGTCAAACATTGCCTTTACGTTGTCGGTTTCCTCTAGCTTTGGCAAGCCATGTAGCCAGAGTCCGGTTTTCTTTGACTCAGGGTGGCCAAACTGCCATGGCTGCACATACTGCGTTGGTTTGAACGGTAACACCCCAACAGGGTTTTCCATTGCTACCTTGTCGCATACGCTTGTGGCTAGATTCCAAAGGTCTGTTGTCCAATCTATGGCCTCCAATCGTTGGTCATGCTTGGGCATTCCTTTGCCGTACCATGCGTTGCCTGAGACTGCTAGGGCAGTGCATGGTGGGTGCATGATGATAAGATCCCAAGCCTGACCCTTGATAGCCGCCACGCAATCACCTTGGATGTGATAAGGGCTGTCATCATCAGCGGGCAGCATGTCGTTAGACCATGCTTCATGCCCAAGTTTCCTGAATGCTTCGCGGATTGTGCCGCTAGACTCGCAAGCTACTAATACTTTCATCGTTTCTCATCCTGTTTGGTAAATCCATATTCCGCAAGCCTACTGAACAACAAGTCATCCAGCAAGTCTTTCTCTGACTTGTTTTTCTGTCTGTTCATGCTGATTGTCTCAGCGTGTGATATCTGTAGGCGCACTGGTGGCTCCGTGTCAATGCGGACATTGAAGAATGCTTGCGAGGTGTGGCAGACCTCTATGCAAGCTAGGTCGCCTTGCCTGTTTGTTATTGTTCGCATGTTAAAAGGTCTCCGTCGGTTGTGTAGTAATCAGTAGGGCCAAAGCTCTCTGCTATTTCTTGTAATTGGTCAGCATCCCAGCCAATAGTGTAGACTTTGGGCCAGCTAAAAAAGCCTGAGCCGTGGCCGTTGCGTGACAAGTAAAAGTCATGCGCTGCCTGTTTCCTGTTGTTATCATTCAGGCACCAATCAATGCGTGACAGGAAGGCCAAACAGTCTATTGTGGCCTCTCTGTGGCTGTCCTCGTCTAGCTCTTGTGGTTCAATATCAGCCACCCAAAACGCCAAGTCTAGGTATTGCTCTAGGAAGTTTGCTTCTTTGTCTGTCAGTGTGATTGTGGTCATGCTGTTATGCCTCCGTTGTTTCTGCTTGTTCTAGTTTTTCTGTCACTGCCAGATATATCAAATCTACCAGCGCCCAGTATGCAATCTGCACTGCAAAGTCATCATAAGACTCTGGATTCATTCCACAGTCTACAATGTGGCTTTCCGCTTCGTTACGCTCTACACCATCCAAAGCCTGCACAAACTCATGTGCCTGAGCGTAATAGATGACATACTGGCTGCCGTCAGCGTGCTCGTGTGCTATGTCGTGCAGATCGTCAGTATCCCAGTGCTCACGTTCTGCCATGATGTCCTGAGCGATGCTGTCAACATACTGCGCTATTTCGTATCGGTTCATTGTGTCTACCCTTCTTCTGTTGTTGTGATTGGCTAATGCTGCCACTGATAACCCCTGATTGCAAGGGTTATCTATGGGGCACTATGCTAGAAGTTCCTCCAATAGCAGCGGTGCTCCGCTATGTTGGCTTTAATCTGGGCCTTGGCTTCGTCTAACGTGCTGACCTGATAAACCCAGCCGCATAGTTCAAACTCAAACACTGTTGGCTCGTTCTCTTCGTCCAAGCGTAGAATGTCTACGTTGTAGTAACTTGTGGGATTAGGCATTGTCTGTCCTCTTTTGTTGTCTTTGGTTTGGCTAGTGTTGCCACTGATGCGCTCTGATGTGTACCAGAGCGCATCTATGGGGCACTAATCTTCTGCCATTGCTGTTACTTGCACAATCTGAAGGATACGCTTGCGGCTTTTACGATCCGCTGCCCAATCCTCAAGGACACCATCGCGCACACAGCTAATGTGTCCCCTTGTGTGCAATAGGAATGTTCCCGTCTTTGGCAACATCCTAGCTGCTGTGGCTAAAGTCTTTGGCCATTCATGCGTGTAGTGGACCCAAGGCTTCTGTCTGTAGCCTAAGCTTTTAAGGACTGAGTACGTCCAAACTTGCTGAGTGCCCTTGCCTTGCTTGCGACCTTGCTTGTGTAGCAGACTGCGAGCCTTGCCGAAAGGTACTTGCGCCGCCACTGACACAGCAATAACAGCGCAATAGCCTTTTTCTCTTGGGTAATACTTCTGAGCTACTCTTGATAGCTTTTTGTAGGTAAACATATGAACCTCTGTTATGACTTACTGCTAACCCCTATCGCTAAGGGCTACCAGTAAGCCTTGCCGTAATGCTTTGAGACCTTAACACCGGCTCGCAAAAGCCTTCTCGGTCTACTGAATAAGCCTACGGCTAGGCTTTAGAAGTCTTTGCTAGTATCTTGCCGCTTGCGCCCCGTCCTAGGCCGGTGTATTGCGTGTCGCTTTAAGGCTATGCAAAGAGTCAGAAGCGTTGGCGTTTCTTGGCTTGCCCCTTATCACGACCCTAGGATCGTAAGGCAAGCTAGGTATTGATCCCGAAGGCCTCAACCCCTGACTTGGGATAAACTATGCCAGCGTCCTAACATGAATGCAAGCGTTCTAAAGACAACACAAGTTAGACAGTAGTTAGACATGGTTACACCCTTATTGGCTACTACATAAGGACACACTCTTCAGCATTCTCAAGTCCCCTCAAGCAAACTGTTGTACTCATTAACGGAAACAACCTAGCGCCTTAAGTTAACTGTTGTACTCTGTTGCGCCCCTAAGTCTAACTGTTAGCGCCAGGTGGTGCGCCATAGTCTAACTGTTGTACTCTGTGGTGCGCCTAAGTCTAACTGTTGTACTAAGGTGGGCTAACAATAATGGTACGGGGAGGGGCTGTGGTGCTTATGAATAATTGTAGTAGGCACTCAAGTACTCAAAAGTAGAAATTAGAAAACAATAGTAAATTATTAAAAAAGTAAGTATTTACTAACCTGTGTAACCTCTTGTTAACAAAAGAAAACTTAAAACTTTGACTCAGTCAAGAAAATAACAGTAAAAAGTACTTGACAAACGCTAAAAAATATGCTATAATAAATAGGTATCTTAAAGAATGTTAAGGTAAATACATTATGGATAATCAAGATGATCCTCCTAAGCGTAAAAGGGGTAGACCTAGGAAGGGTGAGATAGTTGAGAAGACTACTGGCTCTAGAGGTAAGGTAGGTAGACCTAAAGGTGATGCTTCAATTATCAATGAGTACAAGGCTAGGATGTTAGCTAGTCCTAAGTCCCGTAGAGTGTTAGACAGTATATTTGATGCAGCACTTAATGATGACCATAAGAATCAAGCAGCAGCTTGGAAACTAGTCATGGACAGGATGTTACCCTTGAGTTACTTTGAGAAGGATAGTGCTGGTGGTAGACAGTCTGTACAAATTACTATCTCAGGTGTCCCTAGTACCATCTCATCACAGAATAATGACAACTCCAATGACCTTATTGAAGGAGAATACACCAACAATGACGTTTAAGTATTTCAGTAGGGATGAGTTTGCTTGTCAAGCCACAGGTGAGAATGAGATAGAGGATGAGTTAATATATGCCTTGGATGAACTTAGAGAGCACTGTGGTTTTCCTTTTGTTATCACAAGTGGCTATAGATCACCTGACCATCCTATTGAGTTAGGTAAACAAAGACCAGGTACACATGCACAAGGTATAGCAGCGGATATAGCTGTGTCTTCAGGTTTACAAAGGTACACTATAGTAAAGAATGCTATTAAGTTAGGCTTTACTGGTATTGGTGTTGCCGGAGGCTTTGTGCATGTAGACATTAGAGCTACTGATACACCTGTAATGTGGACGTATAGTTAAATGTTAGTACTCACTAACAGAGAATACCTAAAGACTTTAGCACAACAAGAGGATCTAAACTGGGACGGAGATCCTGAGTTAGATGCTGAGTATGAGTGTGATGAAGAGAAAGATTTAGACGAGTACGTCGTTAAATACTTTTACGATTAACCTAATAAGGAAACCCTAATGCCATTACCAGCATTACCAGCAGTAGCAACTGTAGCAAGATTTATAGCGTCTAGCGGAGTACCGGCAGCAATTAAAAAATATGGTGTTAAAGCTGTAAACGAAGCTAAGAAACACCTAAAGGATATGACTACTAAGCCTAGTCCCGGTCAAAAAAAGATTGCTCCTGTTACAAAAAAGCAAAGAGCTACTAGAGATACTAAAAGAAAAGCATTCGCGGCGGGAGCAGCAAGTACCTATGCTGCAAGTAAATTAGGCAGTAACGGAAGCGAAACTAAAGCAAAGCCTAAAGCTAAAGCTAAAGCACAGCCTAGAGGTGGTCGCACTAATCCTTCTGACTACCCTACTTACAAAAGAAACACTGAATCAGCAAGGTCATTTAGAGCAGCGCAACGAGCAGCTAAAGCAAAAGGGAACAAGACATTTACTTGGGAAGGTAGACGTTACAACACTACTGAGAAGTAATGACTGATCTTAACATACAACTACTGGATTGGCAGCAACAAGTATGGGAAGACCCTACTAGATTTAAGATTGTAGCTGCCGGTAGACGTACAGGTAAGTCCAGACTAGCAGCATGGATGTTGATTGTTAATGCTCTACAGGCAGACAAAGGTCATGTGTTCTATGTAGCTCCAACACAGGGACAGGCCAGAGACATCATGTGGCAAACACTATTGGAGCTGGCGCACCCTGTTGTAACTAACGCACACATAAACAACCTACAGATTAAACTGGTCAATGGCGCTACTATATCACTGAAGGGTGCCGACAGACCAGAGACTATGCGTGGTGTGTCGCTATTCT